AGATAATGATTTCGACATTAAGATGAAAGAACTTGATGTAGATCTATTTGCACTAGAGACAGCAGATATACAAAGTGCCAGATCTATGTTCTCTAAAGATTGGACAGCTAGAATTATCGGTATAGCCGTTATTGGTGGATTCATGGGTTATATCTTTTTAGTTACTATCCAACCACCAGAACAAAACAGCGAAGCATTAATTAACTTGGTACTCGGTTACTTAGGTGGTTTAGCTTCTGCCATTATATCTTTCTACTTTGGTGCATCACACACTAGCGATGATTAAAGAATTTACCGCTCACCTTGTAGAGTTTGAGGGGTTACGTTTGATGCCTTATCACTGTACTAGCGGCAAGCTTACTATCGGTGTAGGGCGTAATTTAGACGATAGAGGTATTACAGAAGACGAAGCAATGATTCTTTTAGCTAACGATATAAAGATAGTACAAGAAGAATTATTTGCCAGATGGGATTGGATGTCGGATCTGCCACCTAGAGCGCAAATGGTGATGATGGATTTAGCATTCAATATGGGTGTACCTGCCATATCAAACTTTCAAAATATGCTTAGAGATCTTAAAGATGGGAAGTGGGAAAAAGCCGCGATTAACTTGCTAGATAGTAGGTACGCGCAACAGGTAGGAAGAAGGGCAATATATAACGCGCATCTGTTGGAAACTGCGGATGATCATACATTGCCCTCTAAAGTTATAGAGTAGCTATCTTGTGTAAGCAGATGGCATATCTGCCGTCTTGTTGCTTCCTAGTGTGAATCCTATATTCAAGATTTAGATCCTTTTTATAGCAAGCAAGCCGAAGACCGCTATAAGCTTTATGTTCAAGATTTATTATAGTTTTACCTTTTAACAATTCATCTATAAAGCCTTGATATTTTGATCTAGGCGGTAAAGGTGTATCTGATGTTTCAATTTTCATTACTTACTTCCTTGATTGATATTGAATTAGATCTAACGCTATAGCCTGGTTCTTCTGGAATAATCTTAGAAGGTTTAGGCTTCACGTTACGCATACCCCACTTAACAATGTAGGTTGTTTCATCTGTGCTTATAGATCCTGTGGTGTTGTCTTGCATAATGCCCATCAAACTAACCTGCGCATCTTCTTTGACGTTTTGCCAGTGCTTAATGCTTTTGGTAGCGTGGTTATATAGATCTATAAAATCTAACGCATCATCTTTTAGATCTATGTGTTGCTCGTTAGTTTCTGGATATACGGTAGAAGCATCCTTTGGACTCTCAGGAGGAAAAAAATCTTCTTCCCTAACTCTTCTATCCATATCCTTAACAAGAGTGTGGATCTCAGCAACCATTTCTTCATTGCGTGGATATATAAAATATCGCCAATAAATACTTTGATAGCAAACTACCAAAATACCGTATTGGGCATCTTTTATATCCATTAAACCTTGCAGTTGCATAGGGCCGCGCCAGGCAGGTGGTTCATCTTCTGGATAAGCAGATGTTAATTTGCACTCCATAACACCTTTATCACCTATAATTATTTCTTTGCTATCAGTCATAACGTATATACCTTTAGATGTGTCTTCTTTGATAATCATATAATCAGACCAACACAAACCGTCCAAGGATCCCTGTAACGGTATTTCTGTATGTCTTATTGGTTTCTCTATATCTACGAACACACGATCTAAACCAATTTCTTCACCTGCCTTATTAAGTAACACAGGTTCTAGCGTGTCACCTCTAGACATAATTGCAGTCTGCTCAGTTCGTACATTTTCGCCACGTTTAGCAAGGATCATTTCACCCAAGAGATCTATTCTAGATTTCCAAGGGTTTAACCCTGCCGCAGTAGCTAAGATAGAACACGACATTTCGTGATCATTAGTTAATTTACCTACCATATTTAATCCTTGCTAACTCGTCTTGAAGTTCGCGGACTGAGGTTGTTGATAGAATGGGTTTTGTCCAGATCTCGGTGTAACCGTTTTCATTCTTGCGGATCTCCAAGACTGTATCTACTGGAACACCTTTGCGACCTTTACCAAGAACGTATGGTTTTATAGTCTTCATGCTACACCCCCAAACATTGCTATTAGGATTAGCGCAACAGATAAAGAGCCTATAATTTCTGCGGTAGCTAATTTAGTTTGGTTAGACCTACTAGAATTAGTAGTTTTCTTAGGGTAAGTTAGTAATTCTGCATTATTTAAACTTCTATATATTATACGAAGTGTTAACAACCCATCTTGTGGTGTTGCTTGCACTCGGTGTCTATATGTAGTTCTAGCAAAATCAGTAACTTGGGAAGGTTTTATATAATTGTTAAATAACATATTTTTCTCCTAGTTTAGATTTTATAAAACAAGTATAAATTTTAATGGTCTTTGACGTTTCCACCATTAGGCTTTATACGGCTCCCTTATAACTTTTATGCGCGGTATCATCGCTGTTGTTTGCTAACAGTTTTGTACTGTAATTAGCATCTTCTATAGCGTTTCTAGCGTGCAATAATTTTAAATAAGAAGGTATGCGTTGTTTTTGTATTTTTTTCAGTTCTTCTTCTAGATCACAAAGAATACAAATGCAGTTGTCTAAATGTTCCATTTTATCCATTGGTATTGTCCATCGTTTTGAACCTTCCTGTTGCAACTTTCTGTGTAGATAAGTCTTTTCTTTTTCCATGCTATTTATCCTTTTATAGTATGTGTTAGTTTTATTTCTGCTTTGTATCATTTTGTTTTTTCAATTTCAATTACTTTTTATAATATTTCTAACACTCGTAGCGTGCCAAATACCACCGCGTGCAGTTGGTACGTTACGTTTATTTAATTGATTGGCTATTTCTTGGTACGTGTGATTACCGTCTAGCTTAATCTTATTTATGACAGGTAAAACGTCTGCCTTTCTTTGTTTTGCTTGTTCACGCAATGTAGCGGATGCATTGGCGCGCGCTAGAGTTAAATCTGGTGAGCCTAACTTAACCCCTTGCGCTTTAAGTTCTTTCATTTTAGCTTTGACGCTTTTAGAAGTCTTTTCAGACTTAGCTTGTGCAAGGCTTGCAAGCAATCCAATTTGCATAGGTTCTGATCCCATTAAATCACACCCTAAAATGTGTAATGCTTTGTTGTTTGTTTTTGCTTCTATATGAGCCTGATAACACAGATCTACAAAGACTAGGTTATTAACTAAATGACTCACTTTTGGGATAATAAGCGTTGCCCCTCTTTCTAGGCATAACTCTAATGCCTTTTCTAATTCTGGTTTATAAAATCGGCGTTTAGGGTTAGGTTCTACAAACCACTTCTCTATCTGCCAACTGCCGTTACCTAGTATTTTTTTGACTGTCGCACTAGCTTCTGTCTTACCCATACCATTGGATAAATAAGCGACATAGCGACCAAAAGATCTGCTATTTACTGTTATTGTTTTCATGTTTCTCCTTTGTTGTGTTTCTATTTGTTACCCTTTGTAGTTGTACAATGGACTAATTTCATATACTTTGCAACAAGTATTAGTAATTAATAGATTATATATATGGAAAATAAAACGATGCGAAAACTCTCACAATTATATGTAGACGAAACATTGCACAAAGATATTAAGGGTTTAGCCAGGCTAAGACAGCAGGACATAAAAACGATTGTGTCTAATTTGTTTAAGTCTGAGTTTAAAACAGATCTCTTTTTTAATTTCTGCAAAGTAATGCACGGCAAGTACATAGATGAAAGACGTAGTTTTGGTCAAGATCCTTTGGACTTTGACGGCTACTGCGCTACCCATTTAGAGTGGCTTAAAGATGAATTTCACAAATCTTTATAGTCTAAAATTTATACAATCTAAAGGTTACTAATAATATCTAATAATAGGAGTGTAAAACATGATAGATATGAATGAAGGCGAAAGCCAAGCTAAGTGGGTAAGCTATAAACCCCAAAAAGATGAATGGTTGTATAACGATGGTGAGATAGAAAATGCCAACCCTACCTTTATATTTGATTATCAAAATATAAAAGCAGGATGGGGCAAGATTCAAGCAGGCTCACCGCCTGAGTATGTATGGTGGGCAAATACCAACATCAAGGAACCACAACCAAGCGAGGAGCATAAGAAAGCACTTAGTGTAGATCTATATTTCAATACAGATCACATGAAGGGTGTTCATTCCTGGACTACCAACGCTAATGGGCCTGTAACTGGCATATTGACTGTCTACGCAAAGATCTTTGCAGAGAAACAAGGTGAGCAATTACCAGTGTTGAAGTATGTCGGATCTGAGGAGAAGAAGTTCAACGTAGGTTCTACCAGGATCCCACAGTTTGAGATAGTTAAGTGGGTAGATAGACCAGGTGATTGGGGTGTAGAAGAAACCGCACCTGAACCTGCTCCTGAACCTGTAGCAGAGGAGAAACCAGACGAAAATATTCCCTTTTAGGATCTTTAATGGGAATCAAGGAATCAGCTAAACAATACAACGCTTTAGGCTTTCAGTTGGTCGCTATGAAAAGCGGCCACAAGGGGCCACAAACAAGGGATTGGCATACTAAAGGTGTTGATGTTGAACAGCTAACAGATCAACATAATATAGGCTTGATACATAACCTGTCAGGCACTTGCAGTTTAGATATAGACGATAGGGATGGTGCAATATCTATTTTTGTTAATTATTTAGGGATGGATCCTATAGCCATGAAAAGCATTTACCCCTGCTATCGTGGTTCTAGGGAAGGTATTAAGTTTTTATTTAGGATGCCCAATTTAGAGCGAATAGGCATCAAGAAACTAACTTATAAAGAAGATAGTGATGTAATAACCGTATTTGAGTTGCGAGGATCCACAGGCAATACGGGAGTTCAGGACTTGATGCCTCCTAGTATTCATCCCTCTGGTATACCTTATGAGTGGATAAATCCCCTTCCACAAAACTTTGAGGATATACCCCTACTCCCAGAGGTTTTAGTAGATCTCTGGGAGAATTGGGAACTACACGAAAAACCTATGTTGCATTGTTTAGGTAAGTGGACACCTGAGCCTGTTAAACGTCAGTTACCTACAAAAAACGATACGGCAGACATAATAGATCTGTTTAACAAGAACTACACACCAAATGAAATACTAGAGCGTAACGGCTATATAAAGAAAGGCGAAAATAGATATCTATCACCGCACAGCAAAACCAAAACACCAGGAACAGTAGTTTTAGACGATGGCACTATATATAGCCATCATGGAGCAGATTTGCTTTCAGATGGGCATTCTCATGATGCGTTTGATATAGCCAGGATCTTAGAAGCCAACTCAGATTGGAAAAGTGCCTTCAATGTTGCCAGAGAAAAACTAGGCATCGAACAGGTTATATATGAGAACCCTATAGACGTTAGACCGTTCAAATTTTTTCACGCTTCAGAAGCAATAGACAATGCAACACCGCCTAAATGGGTAATACGCAATGTCGCAGAAGAAGACAGCTTAATCGGTATGTTTGGGCCACCCAAAACAGGTAAATCATTTGTCACCATAGATATGGCGTGTTGTGTCGCTACTGGCAAAGATTGGCACGAGAAAAAGACTAAACAAGGCTTAGTGTTGTACTTAGCAGGTGAAGGACACAGAGGATTAAGCAGAAGATTACTAGGTTGGGAACAGGTTAATCACAGACCTCTTAAAGACAGTAAATTGCATTACTCAGAACGTGGCGTACAGATCTTAGACAATCTAGATGCAGAAATGATGAGGAATGAAGCATTGGCGTTACAAGATACCTATAAAGAACGCCCTACTCTCATTGTTATAGACACACTAGCTAGAAACTTTGGGCCAGGTAACGAAAACAGCACAGAAGATATGAACCGTTTTGTAGCCAACGTAGATAGATATATAAGAGAAGAGTTTAGATGTGCCGTTATGTTAGTACATCACACAGGACACAATGAAGGTGGTAGAGGTCGTGGATCTAGCGTATTACCTGCCGCCCTAGATGCAGAATATAGAGTGTCTAAGAATGATGATTTAGATATGCAGAATTGGTCGTTAGATCTAGAGCAAACATTAATTAAAGATGGTTCTGGTATGTCACCCATGCGGTTTAGCTTTAACGAGACAGAGTTTCATCATTTATTAGATGAAGAAGGACAACCTACAACGTCAGGTGCGCTTATATCTATACCTTGGGAACCTACGGTTACTGATAAGCCATTAGGCGATGCCCAAAAGACGGTACTAGAAACATTGGAACGTATTTACTACGAAAAATACGCAAGAGAAGGTATGGAGAAAGACGTATTTGTTACACAAAAGGAACTAAGGGAAGCGTGTGGTTTTGATATAACAAAAGCGAAGAAACGACTTATAGATCTTGGCCACATAGACGAGGTAGAAACACATAAATATTTACCTACAAATAGACATGAATAAACACAGTAAGCAACACAGTAAGCACAGTAAGTACAGTAAGAAATCGACCATTTTGCACAGTAAGTACAGTAACACCCTATGGGTTACTGTACTGTCTGTGTGGTTTCAGCGTTTTTGCTTACTGTGATAAAAGCGATGAACAAGAAGTATAAGCCACCAAAAAATCCGCAAAAAGATAAAAGCGATATCTTATTAGCGGAAGTAGAAAAGCGCAGATCTGAGATCAGTCTGCGTTGGGGTGAGGAGCGTTTTACAGATCTTATAGATCCGCAGTTACGCGAAAGGTATATAGAAATGTGTAATAAGTTTGATGCGGTAAAAGCAGGTACAAATTATCTAAGCGTACAGACTATGGCAGAAGGTATGTTAAGAGCCTACGACAAGTGCGAAGAGAATATAAGACACCGCGGACACGATGAATTGAATGGAGAGATCTGGGCATTTACTTATGAAGGTATCAGATTTCTTGTGGTGAAAGACAAAGCGTATATGCCAAGAGCATTAGCAATGTCTAAGAAGGAAGGATGCACAGACAGTATGTGGCACATCAAAGAATTATTAAAACTAATCCCTAAAGATTCATTTGTCTTTACAGATGCAATTAAAAGCAATTTCCCAGGTGCGGAAGTTATAGAACCAACAACAACAGAAGATATAAAGAACGTGGGGCCAATAACTCCATTTCTAGGATGATATGAACGTAAAAGAATTGATAGAACAAAAGGGCGAAGACTATGGAAGACCAGAGTTATTTTTTGGCGCATTGTCAGAGATCTGGACGAGTATGTTAGGTAAACGCATATCTACTACAGATGCAGTAGCCATGATGGTTGCGTTTAAAGCATTGCGAGCAACTAACAATCCAGGCTTAAAAGATTCATGGGTAGACATTCAAGGCTATGGAAAGATAGGCGAAGATTTGAAATAAAAAATTTAACTAATTAATATAAAATCTAATTATGACTAATAGAAACTATAAGAAGGATATAAAAGATATATTGAAGAAAAGGATTTCACACGGTGACTCAATGCACGACATAGCAATGAGTCTTGATGTAGACAAAGCAACGGTATCTAGATGGGCTAAGAAGTACAACATAAAGCCTACTAATAAATTTCCTAAAGGTGAGTAATGCAAATAAATATTAAATCAAACGTCAAAGAGATTAAGAAAGGACTTACAAGCGTACAAAAGAAACAAATACCATTTGCTACAAGCAGAGCGTTAAACCTTACAGGTGTGTTAGTGCTTAAAGGGTTAGGCAGTAAAGCCAATAGAACCTTTGCAGGCGGCGCAACACCCTCTACCATGCGTGCGTTGAAGCCACCCAAAGGAATGAAAGGCACAAAACCTAACATAAGATTCAGCACTAAAAGAGAATTAACTACTTCTGTTTACTTACCAGAATGGGCGGCTAAATATTTAAAGTATCAAATAGATGGAGGGCTTAGATCTGTTAGTGGCAAAGGAACAGGCGTACCAACACCTAACAAACGATTAAATAAGTTTGGAAATATACCTGGCAGGAAGGGGGCAACTAAAGATCCAGGCAAATTAATAAAGGGTAAGAACCAGTTTATAGCAACAATAAAAGGTATTGATGGTGTGTGGGAAAGATACGGTAGGAAAGGATCAAACGTAAGGCTGTTGATAGCGTTTGAAAAGAACGTAAATTATAGGAAGAAATTTACTTACTATGAGACTGCAACACACATGGCTAAAACGCACTTTAATCGTAAGATGAAGATAGAGTTGAGCAAGGCACTACGTAATGCTAAATAAAAGTAGGTTCTTATTGAGCGATTACATGGCGGGTGATTCGGAC